CTATACTGGAACTAACAAGGAGTTAAAATGGCTTTAGAAAAGAAAAAAACATACGATTATGAAGTGCGTGGAGAATACAAGTGTATTCAAGAACGCTGTAAAACATCTATAATGGAAGATGGTGAAGAAATATCATACTCATACCATAGAAAGGCATTTATGCCAGATGCAGATGTAAGTGGTGAGAGTTCTGAATTAAGAGCATTAGCTGGTGCATTATGGACAGATGAAATTAAGTCTGCTTATGCAGATAGCATCGTTGAACCAGAAGAAGAATCTGGAGAATAATATGTGTAAATGCTGTAATTGTAAAAATTGTAATTGTTAACTAAACAGGAGAAAGAAAATGGCTAAAAAACAAAATCAAAAGCCAGTCTTATTAATGTTAAATGGTGTTGAATATGACGTCAATAAGGACTTTAATGATGAACAAAAGCAAATGTATCTTCACTTGCAAAACATAGAGGATAAGATAAATTCTAATAACTTTATTCAACAGCAACTAGCTGTAAGTAAAGATGGGTTTATTAGGTTGTTAGAAGAATCACTTGCAAAAGGACAAGCAGAAGAAGAATGATCATCAGATGTGCCTATGACCATGATGTAGTAATCCACTTTAATAATAAAAAAGGGATGATTAAAAAAGTGAAGTTGGCTGATGGAACTTTTACTACATTAACATATCCAGGAAGTAAAAACTACTTTCTTAGAAATGGTGAGAACATTATTAAAAAAAGTGACTCATTTAAAACCATTGAAGAAGCATATGTGAAGGAGTGTGAAAATTTAAAAGACTCTGATGGTCATGGTCGCATTGATATTGTAAAGCATAAGATAGTTAATCACAAGGTGGTTGAACGATGAAAAGCCCTTTATCAAAACTTGTATCTTGGCAATTAAAAACAGGGCAACTTGATGGATGGACTTCCTACCACATTGCCGCTGGGGCATTTCTATGTAAAGTATTCCAGTGGTGGGGATGGTCTGATTTTTGGTGTGTGATGGGTGTATTTATTATTGGTGTGTTATGGGAAGTTTTTGAATACTATATAGAAAATTGGAAACCTTATGGAAGTAAAAGAAGATGGGTATATAATACCCTTGCAGATATTATTGTTGAAACTAGCATGGCATGGTGGATGGTTATATGAATATTGAATATGAAGTAGATTATGAAATTAGTACAAGTTATGATATTTCTGTTGTTTACACTTTCATCCCTTAATTGTTCTGGGGGTTGGAGTGTTGGAGGTTGGGAAATAACACCAACAGATACAAATACAGTTTTTATAGAAATAATGGACAAGGATTCTATATTGCATTATTACCATCATAGATTGTACCCAACTCAAAATTGGTGCTGGATTCATAACCAGTTTGAGGATGTTGTAAGAATTGAAAACTAAAACATTGAATGATGAGTTACAAATTCACATATCAGTTAAGTGGATGGTACAAATACTTATTATGGTGTTTACACTAACAGGAGCATGGTTTACAATTAATGCAAACATAAATGATAATACAAAAGAAATAGAAAGCATCAAAGAAGCACTAATTGAATTTGAAGAAAATCTTGATGAAAGAATGAAACCCTTGGAAGCAGAAAGAGAACAAAGATTAACAGAAATGAATAAAAGTTTACTAGATAAAGTATTGAGGAAGAATAATTGATGGATTTCATGGCAGTATATGGTGAAGCTGGAATGATAGGTGTAGTTGGTGCTATGTTTGTTTATTTAGTAATTAGTATGTCAAATAAATCAGCTAAGCAACAAGAAGAATTAGAAGCATTGAAAGTCGAAAATAGAGGGCAATCTGAAACACTTGAAAACATGGAAGGGATGATTATTAAACTTATAAATAGATGGAATCAATCAGATGATAAGTTAGATAGAAAATTTGATGCAATGACATCTAGCATCAATGACTTAGATAATCAAGTGTCAAGAATAGATGGAAGTTTGTCTAGGATCAATGGAAAACACTAATGGCTAAAGATCCTAGATTAAAAAGGTTTGGTTTGTCTGGTTATAACAAACCTAAGAGAACACCAAGACATAAAACTAAATCTCATGTTGTACTTGCAAGATACAGGAAGGGTGGCAGAACTGTTACTAAGTTAATTAGGTTCGGTCAGCAAGGAGTCAAAACAAATCAAACGGTAGCACAAAGAAAAGCTTTTAAATCTCGACATAGAAAAAACATAGCGAAAGGTAAAAGTTCAGCGGCATGGTGGGCAAATAAAGTTAAATGGTCACCTAGTAAAACTAGGAGTAAATAAGATGGATTATGAAACAATAGACGAATATAGAAGCAGTGTTAAAGAAAGATTAGCAAGGATAGAATCTATTTTGCAAAGAGAATTGCCAGATATAAAAGAACAACTTAAAATATCTAATGGGAGAACCAGATCACTTGAAAACTGGAGAAATTACATCTTGGGTGGTATGGCTATATTAATTTTTTTATTCACTAATCTAAAATAGGAGTCAATAATGAATATAAAGTCAATGCTAGTAAAACTTGCTGAAGAACAAGCTGAAAAAATGCAACAAGAAGCAATTAATCATTTAGGTTCTGATGAGATGGCAAAAAATATTGCTAGTGCTATAAACAAAAGAATTGATATTCCATTTGTTTCAGAAGAAAAAGAACAAATATTCTTTGAAAAAATCGTAGATGTAGTAACTGATATTCTTGAAGGTGTTTTTAAAGGTAAGTAATGATTGACTCAATACAAATGCTTACAGTCATAAAGGATACCCTTGAAAAGATGGGATCTAAATATGCTAGTCATGATGCACAAATGCTAGTATATAGAACTGGCTTAGTTGAATCAAAATATAAATATATTATGCAGAAAGGTGGCTCAAATATAGCCAGAGGATTTTGGCAGTGTGAACCATGGGTGATGGTTTCTTTGTGCAATGATTACTTGCAATACAGAAAAGACCTTCTAAAAAAAGTTGCTGAGATATGCTATCTTGATTGGAGTTTTTTTACTGCACCTGAAGAAGATAAGTGGAGGGATATACTTACAACCAACCTTATTGCCGGTATTGTTGCTTGTAGGCTTCATTATTGGAGGGTACCACATTCTATGCCTAAAACACTTGACGACCAAGCCAAATACTGGAAAAGATGGTACAACACATCAAAAGGCGCTGGTACTGAAGAACATTTTAAAGAAATAGTTATGAAATATGGCTAATGATGTTGTCCAAGATGTTGATGGTAATATTATAGGATGCAGATATTGTGGTAGTAGAAGTATTAGGAAGCATGGTTATTTATATAGAGCAAAATCTAAAAGGCAACAATGGATGTGCAATTCATGCGGTAAAAGAACTGTTAATCCAAGCATACTTGAAAAAGCAAAATTTGTAAAAGAGATAACTGATCCTGATTATATTCCTATAGAAGAATTAATCGAACACAGAAAAAGAAAATACTCAGTAAAGGTAAAGGGAAAAGAATCAAGAAGATTAATTAATATTGATATTAAAACTGAGGGTGCTATTGGGATTTGCCATTTTGGTGATCCTCATATTGATGATGACGGAACAAACATTGCTGATGTTTATGCTTTATGTGATTTGATAAATAAAACAGATGGAATGTTTGCTGGAAATTTAGGCGATGTACAAAACAACTGGATTGGTAGATTGTCTTTTTTATATGGACAGCAATCAACAACAGCCAAAGAATCATGGCGACTTACAGAGCATTTTGTTAATAGTGTAAATTGGCTATATCTAGTTGCAGGAAATCACGATGTCTGGTCAGGTGATGGTGACCCTTTAGATTTTATTATGCGAGATCATAAAGGAGTTTATGAAAAATGGGGAGCTAGATTAAATCTTAGATTTCCAAATGGAAAAGAAATAAGGATTAATGCAAGGCATACCTTTAAGGGGTATTCAATGTGGAATACTGCTCATGGTGTTGCAAAGGCGGCTCAAATGGGTTGGAAAGATCATATTTTGACTTGTGGGCATATTCATGTTTCTGGTTATCAAGTTTTAAAAGACCCAGCGTCTGGGTTAATTTCACACGCACTACAAGTAGCAAGTTTTAAAATTATGGATAGTTATGCAGACAAATTAGGTTTAGACGATAAAAACATTTTTAATGCTCCGGTTACAATTATTGATCCGAAGTATGAAGATGACGATAATAGATTAATTACTACAATTTTTAATGCCTATGAAGGCGCTGAATATTTAAAATGGAAAAGATCAACGAAATAACTACTAAAAATAATAATGGTGCAAATGCCTTTGATATTATTATGGAATGTAAAAATCTTGCTAATTGTATTGATTTAACAAACATAATAATAGATAATACAAGTATTGACGAGAAAGAAATGTTAATAAAAATTGTTGAAAACATTAGAAATTTAGAATTAGAAATTATTGAACAACCATTTTTTATACCAGAGGCAAAAGCATGAGTACATATCAACCATCTTATTGCAACACAACCACAGACCTTACGTTTATTGAACCTTATTTAGGCGAATTTGACCATAAAAAGGTTTTATCTAGTAATTGGGTTGCCTCAGGTACATCTCACCTATTTTACCTATATAATACAGGAGATTGTAGTGGGCAAGTTTATAAAGATGGTAAAGAACTAACAGTAACAACAAGTCAACCAAGTTCAGATGATCAATATAGATATACAGCATCTACTGACTTACTTGAGTATTATCTTCAAGGTACAAGTGTTAATACATTGAATAGTAGTGTGTTTGAGGCATCCAGAGACTGGAATGATTTAAAGACAGAAGCAGTCAAGCGTGCCAGTGACTTTGTTAGAAGTTACCTCCCCTTTCCTATATACCCGAACAAAGGAGTTGGCACTGCGGATGCCGTTGGAAATGACTACCCTGAAATTATTGTAAGAAGTACAGCAATTATGGCAGTTGAGAGCTTAGTTCGCCCACATGATTTTGAAAAAGCAGATCAAATAAAATCACAAGCAATGAATGATGATGAAACTGGTTTTTTAGACAGGTTACGAAAAGGTGAAATAACTTTATATCAACATGAAGATGAAAATAAATATAAAGGTATTTTAAGGCCTGTTTCAATTAATGCAAATACAACTGGGGGTATAGTTGATATTAAAGGAAAATCATCGTATCCTTGGGATTTAATTAAAATTATTATAAGTAACGGAGGAACATTTACAGCAGGTGTTGAAAATACAACGGTAAAATTTAATACGTTCATTGGAAATGAAAATGGGTTGAAACTTGAACAGATGGCGATAAATGAAATAATAGACGGATACTGGCAACTAATTGGTCATAATATGTATGTGAGATTTTCTCCTGGATTATATACAACATCAGATGAATGGGAACTTGAAGTAAGCGGAGAACTTGATCAAAGATTGACTGCAATAAAAACTGTAAGGACTATTAGACAATAATGCCTGTAGATTTTACAAACGTCTTTTATGATAACATTATGGAGAGTCTTGCTACTGTCATAAATGGTGAATTTAAAACACCAGTATATTATGATAGTCATAAAGGCAATCAATCATTTTTACTAAGTCCTGTTGCAGACAATTTTATTACTTTTTTGTCAACTGGACAGCAGAGAGAATATGAAATACAAATTTCATATCAATTAAAAACCGGCGGTCAATATACCAAGCTAAATATAAAGCAAGTCTCTTTGATAATGGAAAGATTAAAAAAATTAATATATAATAACAAAATTTATAATAATGGTTCTGTATGGTTTGATGCTCATTTACCATCTATTGAATACCTACGAGATGAGGACGATGATACATTACTAAAAGGCATAGCAACTTTTAATTGCAATAGTATAGAGGTTATAACATGAAAATTAAAGGCAAATTAAATAAATTACACAGGGTAAACCCAAATGGTGTGCTTTGTGGAAGTGGTTCATTAGATAAACTCAGGTCTGGTGAAGTCATAGAGGCAACTGAGGAAGTAGCTCAAGAACTTCTTGATATGGGAGTTGTTGAGAAAGTAAAAGGAAAATCAAAGAAGGAGGCTAAATAATGGCTGATACACGAGTGCTTCCAATTAGTAATGTCAAATATGGCTTAAAGGCAGAGACAACTTTTGGAGTAGGATTAGATAGTTCAGGTAATGATGGAACAGCATACATTACACAACCAGTGGTACAAGCAAGTAAACCAACATTTAATATTTTAAGAGAATCAAGATTATTAAGTGGTAGGGGTCTTGTCAAAAATGCAAGTGATACTATAGTAAATACAAGAGGCGGTACAGTTACTATGCCTTTTGATATGATAGCAACACCAAAAACATTAGTTCAACACGCTATGTTGGTTGGTCAAGAAAATGGACAAAGTGGCTCTATTTTGCATGAAATGGAAATTGATGGAACAAGCAACCCAGCTTCAATAGGTGAAGCAATAGGAGGTGATGCAATACCTCACAGTGTGAACTTAGCTTACTATCCAGCCGCTGGTGAGGGTATAAAGTTATGTGGTGTTGTTGTAAGTGATTTAGCTATTGCTGGAGATGTTGGAGCAAATAATGGATTGGTTTCTATTAGTGGTAATTACTTTAGTGGATTCAGCAATCCTGTAAGCACATCAACAGTTTTAGAACAAACATTTGATGGAACTTGGGTTGATCCTCAAACTACCTATTTTAATGTAATGGACTTTGATACAAGAACATTAGATGTTGATGGGCAAGATGATAGAAGTTTTATTATGAAAGCATTTTCTTTTAATATCTCAAATGGTGTTAATAGAGTTGGTGCTGATACAAATGGCAATGCTGAATTATATGCTTTTCCTGAATATGTGGTGACTGGTTCTATTACTATTAAGTTAGATGATGAATTTGACTATGGTGCAGATAATAATGTGATTCAAGACTTCTTAGATGGTGACACAATGACATTAAATTTAATTTGTGGAGATAGTTCACCAAATGCTTCAGGTGAAATGGAAATAACAGCAGAAGTACAATATACTGGTGATCCTGGTCAAGATATTTCTGAAAATGGTATATTTCACACGCTTGAATTTGAATGTGTACAGAATGGAAGCAATGAAGCATTTAAACTAGAAACATTTGAAAATACTGCATTAACAGCAATGTAATCTAATTGGGAGGTAATTATGGTTGTTGATACACCACATGGTGAATTTGAAGTAAAGGATATAACTAGGAAAGAAAGAAGGAAGTATTATAAGAAAGTAAAGAAAGTTTTTACTTCTGAAAATATTACTGAACTTCATGAACTTGGTGATGAATTTACTTTACTGGCTTTTGATAATGAAAAAAAAGCTGATGAAGCATTAGGTAATCTTTCAGCAGTGCAAGAAGATGAAGTGCTTACAGCAATCATTGGTGCTTATATGGGATTAGATTTGGGAAACCTTACTGGCGATTGAGGACTGCGGTATGGTTCTCTAATTATGGAGTTCCTGAAAATAGGTTTGAACTACCCTATGATGCCCAATCGCCAACATTGTTTGAGAGAGTTAGGTTTGAAAATAAACAGGACATTATAGATGAAGTTTATAGAATTATTAATGAATCAACTGAAAAAGGGTTTGATGTAGGGCAAAGTATGTTTTATCAATTACCTTTTTTTTGTAATCCCTCTATTGTAATAAGTGATTGGTGTTGGCACATGATCACTGACTATTTTTCTGTAACTAAATTTAATGTTCCTATTTCAAAAGACCTTGATTCAATGGATGCTTGGATGATGGATTGTTTTACTGTGATAGAAAACGAAATACAAAAAATATCTAACCACGAAAGGAAAAAGAATGGCAGTTAAAAACCTTATATTAAAATTAGGATTAAAAGGTGTAAGGGGTACACAAAGTGGTTTAGGTGCTATTGATAGCGGTGTTAAAGGTATCACTAAAAGTGTATTAAAAGCTGGAGCAACTTTCTTTGCCGCCAAAGGTATCATTGAAGGTGTAAAAACAACCATTGCTGTATCAAGTCAATTACAAGCTGTTAAATCTGGTTTTGATAATCTATCTCAAGGGATAGGAGGATCAGAAGATACTTTAAGAAAACTTCAAGATGCAACTGATGGTACAATAGATAATATTGAATTAATGACTCAAGCAAATAATGCTATGTTGCTTGGTATATTTGAAAACAATGACCAGATGTCAGAAATGTTTGATGTGGCACAAAGGCTTGGTTCAGCACTTGGAAAAGACACTGCCTTTGGTGTTGAATCATTAGTTACTGGTATGGGTAGGCAATCAAAGTTGATGCTTGACAATCTTGGTATTATGGTTGATACTAATGAGGCAAATGAAAGGTTTGCTAAATCACTTGGCAAATCAACTAAACAATTAACTGATCAAGAAAAAAAACAAGCATTTAACAATGAAACAATGCGACAAGCAAAATTACTTGTTGAAGGGTTGGGAGAAGAACAGCTTACAACATCACAAAGAATAGATATTTTAAGGTCATCTGCAACAAATTTAGCTGGTACATTAGGAACTGCACTAACACCAGCATTTAATTCAGCATTAGATATTTTATCAAGTTTTTCAAGGGATGTATCAAGTGCAGTGAACTTTCTTGCTACCATTGATTTTAGTGCTACTGCTGAAAACATTAGAAATAATTTAACTGCACTTCTTACTGCTGTAAGAGAACAAATAAGAATTAATTTTGATGCTGTGCCTGAACTTTTTCAATTTGCACTTGGTAAAATAATTCCTATTGCTAGAAACATATTTACTAATTTAGTAGAAGGTATAAAGAATATTGCATCATTTTTATTTGAACCAGTGGTGATATTTGCACAAGTAGTTTCTGCAAAAGTTCAAAATATTTTTATTGGTATGTTCAATATTATTAAAGAACAATTTAATATTTTTGCAGATTCATTTTTAGGTGAGAAACTTGGCATAGAAAAATTAGAAATGTCTGATTTTATAGATGTTGATGCTATATCATCACAATTAGCAGAAACAGATATTGCACAATTTTTTGGAGGTGAAAATCAAGTTCAGACTTTATCAGATTTTACAGAAAGGACTAAAGCAATATGGGGTGATTACTTTAAAACAGTTGCAGTGTTATCAAAAGAATCAGGTGAGGTTGTGACCAAAAGTTTAGATGCAACTGGTAAATCTGCTGAAAAAACTGGTGACAAGGTTGAAGAAAGTGCTATAAAACAAGCAATAGCAACAGGGCAAAGTTCTGATAGTATTTTAGGAGCAGTTAGAAAAGTTATACAAGCAAGATTTGCACAAATGATGGCTGATATACTAGCCAAAGAAATAGGTGGAAAAGGTCTTTTAGGGTTAGTAACTGGGGCGGCATTGGCGGCATCTGCTACAAAATTATTTGACAGTTTAGTTCCTAAATTTGCTGAAGGTGGTATAGTACAAGGATCAGGAAATCAAGATACAGTTCCAGCCATGCTTACACCAGGTGAGGTTATTTTAAATCAAGCACAGCAAGAAAACCTTGCAAGTAATATGGGTCTCACTGTAAACATTTCAGGTGGCGTGGTTGATGAGTCTTATGTAAACAATGAACTTATACCAGCAATCAATAAAGCTACCTCTTTAGGTGCTACGTTAAATGCTTAGTTTTGATACAGACCTTAGTAACAGTCTTAAAAATGCAAATACAACAGCATTTTGGGTAATCAAATTATATTATAATGATGAATCTAATTTTATAGGTTTATCAGATATTGACAGACCAGATGGGGATGATATGTATTTTGGTCTTATATCAAGTTGGGGAAACCTATCACAATCTTGTAATTTTTTTGACTTCAATACATCATCTAGTAATATGTCAATAAGAATTATAAATACAGAAAGATCAATACAAGGAGGAAGGTTTTCAGACCTTTTCGCAACTAATAATTTTGGTAATAGAAAATGGGAATTATTTTTAAATACAAATCAAACAAGCACTTTTGATACTTCAACAAGAATGATTGGAACAGGGATAATATCTGGTGATATAAATTATGATTATGACTCTTTAAAATTGACATTGTTGGATAAAAGTTCAACAGTTCATCAAAAGTTACCAACATCTACTCTTGGCAACGGTGATGATATTCCATTATCAAACAGGAATAAACCTATACCAATGGCATATGGTGACTTTTACACTGGTGATGTAGGTACAATTCCAACCACTCATTTTGATCGTATGAAGCCATTTTATAAAAGTGCATTTCCAGCAATCATAACAAATAAATTTAATGTTTCTGAATTGAAAACTTTTGCCAAAGTAGATAATCAAGCTATTCATACCTTAGATGCAGAAAATATATATTATTATAAAAATAACAAGTATGCTAATATTACTGGTTCAACTTCAATTTCTGGCAACCCATCTGTAGGATTTGCAGATAATACTTGTAAAATTTATATACCCCTTACAACAACAAGCTTTACTACTTCAGGGTCTGGAAGTCAAACTAATGTTGCAAATATGGTTGACGGAAGTTTTTCTACATCAGGCACATTGGTTGCTAATGCTGGAGACGGTTCAACAGCAAACACAAGAAGTATTTTTTTGGGTATTCCTAAAGTTCCTAAAATTGGAGAATGTATAAGCACTAAAGCAATTGCAAAATTAGGTACAATTTCTGGCAATGATAGTGTATTTGATTTTTTACAAATTGGTGCAACTTCTCATGCCCTTGCTACTACAGGAAATAATGCTGAATTAGAATCTGTTGTAACTACAACTACTGATCAAAAAAGTTCATTTGACTTTGAAGGTCAATTAGAAATAAAACTTTCAGCTCAGACAAGCCAGATAACAGTTGAAATTAAAGAGATTGGTTTTGTAGTTGAATTAAAAATTGATGGTATTGAACCATATAATGAAATTGAATATTATGAAACAACAGTTGCTGAAGCTATACGAGGAAAAATAAACATTCCATCTTCAGAGTTATTAAATCGTGAAATAACACTTACAAGAACAAAAACAATAAATTATCCAGTAGAATATGAATTTGTATATGTTTGTGGTCGTGGTAGAAAATATGGTGCATTTATCGATGCTGATTCAAGAAATAATGGTTTTAATGAAAATGATTTAATTGAAAACCCAATATACATAATTGAAGATATTCTAAGAACTGAACTTTCATTATCATCATCAGATATAGATTTTGCAAAGTTTGACACTGCTGGAAACACCACCAATGGACATATTGCAGAACCATTTAATGATTCAGTTACAGATATTAAATTTGCATTTAGTCAATATAAATTTATTAATTCTAAAGATTTGATAAATAGAATATGTAAACAGGCATTTAGTTATTTTTATTTTGGTGGTGACGGCAAAGCAAAAATTAGAACACTCATGCGACCAACAGACTCATTTTCAAGAGATGTTATTATAGATTTTAATGATATAAATTTAAAATCAATATCTAGGACAAAATTAAACACAGTAAGAAATGAAATAAATGTTCATTATAATTATGATTATGGTTCTGGTCAAAATACAGAGATTGCAACCTCAAATGACTCTACATCACAAGGCACTACAGTAGATGGAAACAATCAAACTTTAATATTAAATGTTGATGCTGAAAACATTATTGATAATACCACTGCAACAAACATGGCAAATGGATACAAAGAAATATTTAAAGACAGAAAAATAAAAGTTGATTTTGATATATTAACTCCAAAACATAACGATTTAGAAATTACTGATCATTTTAATTTCACTAATTTTGATGAAAGTATTAAACTTTATGGAACAGCTTATAGCAATGATATATTTATGATAACATCTATATCTAAAACCCCTGAAGGTTGTTCAATAAAAGCTATAAAGGTAGATGACTAATGGCAAACATGGATATAAAGACACCTAAATTTTTTACAGATCACATAAACTTTTTGATG